AATGCAAGCGGCTGCAGGCTTAGGCGCTGCAATTGCTATATTTGCTATTAGGCAGCGTTCGAAGATGAAGAAAGAAGCTAAGTAATGGAAACCTGGCAATACATTCTAGCCTTAGTAGTGGATTTAATTTGTTAATGCTTTTGGCGATGATAATAGCTCGCGCATGTTTTGGAGGTTATGAAGATGATGATAGTGAAAGAGTGGATGATTAAGTTTTTAGCCGCAGTAGCTTCAATGCTGGGGGTAATATTCTTTTTCAAGTTAAGCAACAAAAAAGCAGCTGATGCTCGAGAAAATGAAATTGCAGCTGATAACTTACAAGCTGTTATTGATGACGTTAAAGAAGGTAAAGAAATTGAAAAAACTATTAATCGCTTTAGTGCTGACAGTAAGCGTGACAGGTTGCGGAAGTTCTTCAGTAAAACCAAATGAATTAAAGTTTGATTTAATAGAGCCTGCTTTATCTGACGATGAATGTATGAGCGATAAATTAGTAGACCAGCTATTGAAGCATAATTGTAAGTTAGAGCCTGAAAACGAGTATTGCCAATGACATACGAAGCAGCACACACATTTTTACTCGTATTTACGTTTATTATCGTGCCTTTGATTATGTTCACGCTTAGAGATGAGATTAAAAAAGATGGGTAATTTAAGTAAGCATTTTAACCGCGATGAATTTGCATGTAAGTGCGGCAAGTGTACAGCGATTGCAGTTGATAAAGAATTAGTTGATGTGCTTGAAGATATACGCACACACTTTGGTAAGCCTTTAATCATTACGTCATCGCATCGCTGTGAAGAACACAACCGCAATGTAGGTGGAAGCCCTAACAGCATGCACTTAACGGGTAAGGCTGCAGATATTCAAGTATTAGGTGCTGAGCCTTCAAAGGTTCAAGGCTATGTTCTGAATAAATACCCCGACCAATACGGCATTGGCAGCTATGCAACATTTACCCACATTGATGTAAGAGATACTAAGGCACGTTGGTAATGCAGCTAGAGTTCAACCAAGGTTATCACTTAGGCGATTGCTACGGCGTTTATAAAGGCCGCACAGCCTGTAAGCGTCAGTATATGTTTGATGTGTTTTTGTACGACCAAAAAGAACAAATACAACGTGCCTACTACAAGCGTAGGTGTGATACATGGGTAAAGGTAGACAAGGAAAAAAAGATACTAGCCGTACAGTTAATCCGCAATGGCTTGCTTGATGTAACTGATAGAATCATGTTTTATGACGATGAAGCAATATTAAGATGCGGCAAAATCCAATATATAAACGCCAAAACTTTGACAATAATTTATTTAGGTAAGACTTACATTAAAGATATTAAGGAGTGCTTTAGCTATGAGCTGCTCAACGATTGCTTGCAAGAGAGGCAAGTTTTTAGGCAGTCTCTGCAAGGCGAAGGTAAAACCGATAAGAAGTCTATCTTTCCCACAGTTGATACCGTTCAATCATGTCAACTGTGATTGCTGCAATGTTGACAAGGTATTGACGCATGAAGAATCGCGTAAAATCAATAAGGCAGACAATATGCAATAAAGGCTTATTTAACTGCAAGGCTGTGCTTGATTTAGAGCTAAGCCATGTATCAGACGGTTTACCGATTTACATTTATAAGTGCAAGAAATGTGGTCTTGAGGAAAGAGGCGCACAAGCTAACCAAGAAAAAACCAAAACCAAAGCGGCCAATGTGGCCTACAACTGAGAGAAGAGATTATGAAACTGACAATTAATAACGAATGTGGCGAACTAGAGCTTAACTCTATTATACCGATATGGGCTAAAGAATCAAAGACCACGATATTTTTTGAAGCTACGCCAGATTACATATTAGAGGCGGTACAGATGTTTAATGATGAAAAAATCAAAGGCGCATCAAGTGCAGCTGTCGAGTGACCTTGAATGGATTAGCGGGTTTTACGATAGGAATGGTGAAGCCCTTTTTAAGTCAGAATTGAAGGCTGACAGAGAAGAACTTGAAGAGGTTTTAAAATGTCTGAGTTCATAGAGAATAACTATCAGGTCATAAGCGTATGCTTTGGCCTTCTCGCTGCAATCCTTGTGGTAGTTAGGGTTTCAGTGCTTGGGCTTAAATCGCTTGTGAATTACATCGAGCATGAGCAGCGCAATAAGTGGCAAGCTGAGTTTTTTGATATAAACCTTGGCACTATTGACGGTTTAAGAGAAGAAATTAAAGAAGTTGNGCGAGATGTGTCTCTGTTGAAACAAACCTATGCAGCCTGTGAAGGTAAGGTATTAGGTAATTAAATACTAGGCTTGGTTATCAAGCTGTCTTTTTCCTTAATGTAATCCTCTAGCACTCTTTTTTGTGCAGGTAGCATTACATTTTCAGGAATAGAGCTTAATAAATCGATGTGATACCTAAGCTCTTGTATTTTGATTTGCTTCTTGTTGGCTTTTCCATCCTGCTCAACTACCTGTAAGGCTTGAGCTGAAGCAAAATAATTAAACGCCGAAATAAATACCACAGTTAACAAGCCTAATATTGTCTTGTTGTTTGTAAGCCACTTGGACAATGGATTGAGTATCGATAAAAATTCAGGCGTTTGCATGTTTGTCTCCTTTTTGTCAATTATAGAAAAGGATAAATTTAATTTAAAGGGAATATTAAAATGATTAATAAGTTAATTCTATGTGTTTTTCTTGGTTTGATTTCAGGCTGTAACAACCTTGTTTTAGATAACCCGCTAGATGCACAGCACCAGTATGATGAATTTGTAGGGACTTTTTATAGCTCTTGTGAAGTAATCGACCAAGTAACAACAGTTAAAGGCGTATTTATTGAAAAGCTAGACGACTATTCTTTTTCTGAGTTCACCGCAATAGCTGACAACTGCGAAAACTTAGAAATAATATCAATAGACTATTTTTATAAATATAACTTTGAAGTCGTTGCAGGCTCTGCGCCTTTGGCTGAAGGCGTTGAAAAGATAATCTATAAGGCGATTATTGAAGGAGATGAAGCTTATACAATCGCGCTTAGAGATTATGGCTTTTATGTTTGGCCTGTTAAGTATAAGAAATTATAATTATTAGCTTAATCTTTCAATCATTATAAATGAGCTACCTATTACAAAAGTACCATCAGGCGTTCCATCTAAAAAGCTTTTAAAATCTAATGATGTGGTGTTTTGCCCTGTTTTAAATATCACGTTAATATCAACAAATAAAGAGCTGTAATATCTTGCTGGCCCTTGATCCTCATAAGTTTTGTATCTCCATTGAGTATTAAAACCTATGCTACTCAAGCTTGAAAGGCTGCTATAGTGAGTATCTGCAGCATCTTCATCGCTATCCAGTGTGGAGGTTGTAACCTGCTTACCAGATACAAGGGCAAAGTTTTCAGAAGCTGTTAGAGTTGGCCTCCAGTAAGCGTCTGGCCTATCATCCCTATTACCACCTTTTGAGCATACACATTGAATTGTAGCTCTATAATAGGTATCAGAAATAACGGGAATATTAGCTACTATAGTTTCGCTAACACCTATAGTTAAAAAGGTATTGCTATTGTCTTGATATATATAAGGACCGCTAGATAATTGTGATATTGCCGCATCTTGCTGATTATTCTTTGTGGTTACGTCTACACCGCCTACGCTCATTGTGTCGGCTGTTGCTGCTGCAAATTCCTGTGTTGTGCCTGGTGCGTATGTGTTGCTTTGATCTGCTCTTACATTGCCTGAGCCGCCTGTATCTTGAATAACAAAAAAGTTAGGCTCATCAGCGGAAAAGTTGCCTGTTGTGGTAAATGGTCGCTTCGAAGCTAAGCAACCGTAAACTATACCCCCATTATCAAATGACTTAACAGCATCAGCAGGCGTTAAAAACTCAATACCTGCAGCGTATGCTAGTGGAGNCTCAAAGCCTACTTTTTTCAATCGGCCTTCAAGCGTGTCTATCTCTACGCCTTCACGGTTTGTTATCGTGTCTGCTGTAGTGCCAACCATTGCCACGCCAGCAAGAGAATCTACATCTAATTTACCATTAACTAAATCTTCTGCTTGTAAAGTGTCGCTCATGTTAGCCCCTTAAATATCGTATATGTAAAATTGGTCTGAATAATTGATTGCTTTAAGCTGTACGCTTAGCTTATCAGTTAAATCTATGTCTTGTACTATCCATTGCTGCGCGTCTTGCTTGGCATCGTTGCCGAAACTAAACTCTGTGCGCCTGCCTTCAATGCCTGTTCTTATTGCTTGCTGTGGTGCTGAATTAAGTATAACTATATTCGACTCGCTGCCTTCAATGCAGTTTATACCGTCCGTTGTGCCATCATCATTTTTTAATATGATTGAATGCGCATCACCTGGGATAAATACAACATCCTGAGATAATGTAAGCTCTAACCCGTCAACAGCTATCACTTCGCCATCAAAAGTATTAACCCTTGTGCCTTTAACAATGCTTACCATGTCCATAGGCCGAACGTAGCGCCCTTCTGCGGTAACGCTTACCTCACATGATAGCTTTGAATATTTAATCTTATTCCATTCCCTAGCAGCCCTTATATTAGCTTGTGAAAGGCTTCTAATGCCTGCAATGTTGAATACTTTAGGATTAACAGAGCCGCCATCGTTTAAGTATATTGTCTCGGTTGTATTTGTAGCAGGGTCAACATAATTAAACTCTACGCCATCATTAATCGTTGATGCGTTAAAGTTTCGCGTGTAAGTCTCGCTGCCTGGTAGCTTGCTTCGATGCGTAAACAGCATGGCTGGAATCGTTTGAGGCTTCTCAAATCTGGCGCTAATCAATGAGCCTTCACGGTATGCAATGCAGTTTATGGCATTAAATACGGTTTGCGCATAATCCTGATAAGTAATATCTGTGCTATCAAATGTATAACTAAATTCAGTCTGCGAAGTATTGCCAAAATAAGAATCAATTTCAGCTTTTAGAGCCAGTATTCCATCAGCGTCTATCTCTTCAAGTGTTCTATTGCCTATAACTGGGTCAATTGAATCAGTAATAAATGATTGAATAGCGTTGTTATTCTCCGTCAAAGTACCACTAAAATTGCCATTGCCTAAATACGGGTAAAGCATCTCTGTAGCAATAAGGTTTAATTCTCGATTCTTAACAGCCGTTGCAAATGGTGTGGCGGTCGTCTTAGTTTGTATCGTTGTTATATCGCCAAAGTTATGCGCTGCAGGTAAATCAGCGAGTCCGTATAAATCCTCTAGTTTTATTTCATCAACAACAGTGCCGTTAAAATCTGTATCCCTTGGCGTTAACCGCTTAACTCTAGCAGCAAACTTAATAGGCCCTGATTTGCCGCCTTGTGATATGAAATCATATTCAATTGTTTGACCTTGAAGCCTTTGAGTAGCGCCTGTAATGGTGCTTGTAGCAGTAATTATATTACCTACTCTGTTGTCGTTTTCGTCTACCTCTTGAAATTCAACTTCATATTCTACAGCGGCCTCTATTAAATCATCGCCGCCATTATCTTTGTATAATCCATTTTGAGCGATTACATTTACCAGTGCTAGCCTGCAGAAATCTTTAGTTATGTAAGCCCATTGCGTGTAATCATCAGCGCCACTGCCTATTACTTTATAAGTTGATGTTGTTGGTAGTTCATACTGAGTATTTGAAAGCGGCGAATTACTGCCTAAATCAAACCTAGCATAATAAAACCGACCTAATGGAGTATCTGCAAAATACAAGCCTGAGCCAGCAGTTAAAACATAATTACCACTTATATTTTGACCATTGACAACAACATTATCTAGCTCTAATAGATTACCCTCAACAAACACACCCGCTAACCATCTAGTTTGATTAGGGTTTGGATTCATCAAGCCAAATGACATAAAAGTAGGGCCTACGCCCGAGCCTGAAAAGTATATTTCGTCTGCTTCGCTGTATTCATAACGCTCAATATCTGGGCTTAATGTAATACCATTTACTTGATTGCTTCTAAAAGGCGTGTAAATCTTTCTTTCTATCGCGTTTCCTATTTGCTCATCTGGCGACGATGTATTGTTAGGGTTTTTATTAGGGTAATAAATACCTGCTGAAGAACTCCTTTCTAGCAATTCCAGCGGCGTATCTCCGTCCTTAACTTTTTCAATCTTTACTCGTTTTCTGCCAACACAGTAGTAGCCATGCTCTACCTCTATTTCGCCGTTTTCGTACATTGAGTAAGTAGGCATTATGACATCAGGAACAGATAATAATTGTCCTCTTATATCGGGTATTCTTTGAAGTGGTCTAGCTTGGTTTGATCGGCTGCCTAGTTGGTTGTTGGGGCTTTCTTGCTGTCTGTTTCTTGAAACGTTATCAGGTAGCTGCGGCTTAGGTGCTAGGGCTACAACTGCCACCGATATTACCAAAGATACAACAATCGCTATAGTTGCTGGTTCGCTAGGTGTATCAGTAACGACAAAGCAGCCATCCTTTAAAAGCTCGGCTTCATTGTGTGTAATACCATTCTCGGCGCATGGCTCACCCTTAAACACTGTGAATGCATCGCCTTCTTCATAGTTTGCAACAAGCCATTCAGCAAAAACACCATAAGTGTGTATTTCTGTGTAAACGCCTGTTAATAATCCATCTTTGCTAAAGTGTTTTATTTGCGCCAAAATTCAATTTCCTTAAAGCCATGCCCTGCAATTTTTAAAGGCTCATAAACCACGCCGCCGCTACGGCTTGAGCTGTGCAATACTCTACCATCAATAAAAATGCCGCAATGAAATATAAAATTAAAGCGCGTCATCTTTTTAAATATTACCACATCATAATCTTTCGGGCTTTCTTGCTGTGTAAAGCCGTGATTACCATTAGCAAAGGCTGCTGTAAATGTTGCTGCTATGTCGCGTATATTATTACTAGGGCTTGGATAGTCTGAGATGCTAGTGTTAAATCTATCCTTATATACTTTTGCCACCAAAGCCCAACAGTTAAGGCCGTTTTTGTTGTGAATGTCATAAGGTAAGCCGATATATTCAATCATAATGCGCGTAATGTTGGGAAGGTGTCATAGTCGTAAATAATACCAGTTTTAGACCAGTTAAGCTGTGGAGCGCCTGCTACAATTGTGAACGTGCCTTTTTCCTGAGATACGTTTACAGCTTCAAGCCTGAATACATCGCCTGGTGCTGATAAATCGCTGGCGTTAAAATCTCTATAAATAACAGCTATCTTTTCATCATTATTTAAACCGATTCTATCAAGCTCATCATCTAGCTTGTTTTCTAAGTCGGCTAGTGTAAAGCTAAAATTCTTATCTAAATCTGATTTGCTAGAATATAAATCATACTCATAATTCACACCTTGAAAAGTAACCGTCTGCCCTGTTTCAGTGGTAGCAGTTAATCCGCCTGCCTCCCTTGTGAAGTAATAGCTTTTGGCTGAATTGAGAATGTGAAAGCTCTAGCGTATCAATAATATAATCTTGGCTTGGGTAGGTTGTTAATAATATTCTTAGCTTTTCTTGTGTTGTCATTCTGGTAAAACCTCAAGTACAAATATTGCTAGAGCGTCTAATAGGTCATCTAAATCATCACCGTATTCATCATATAAGTCTGATAAATTACCGCCAAAAGGGGCATCTTGTGCGCTTGTGCGCTCTGCTAATACTTCAAAGTTAACGATTGTTGTCGGATTCTTGCCACCGTCAAAGCTTAAAGTATCACCCAACAAATAAACCACATGAGGCTCTACGCCCATGCCTGAATCTAAATTCATATTAAACTTTGAGGCGCTTGTATTTATTTCATTGTAGTAAAAATCTTGGAATTGCTGCAGCTCATCAGGCGTTAAGACTAGGCCTACATTGAGATTAACAGGCGCATATTTAAAGTCTAAGGCTTGGCTAAAGTTAGCACCTGTCAGGCTGTCAGGTATCGCGTTCAATGAGCTACTGAATGAGTAACCCTGTGTAACTATGGCCTTGATGTTATCGGGAAAGTCTGCCATTTAAACCACCGTTTTAACGCTAAAGTTTATTGTGATAATTGGCTCTCTTGAAAAGTCGAAGCTAATAGACTCGTTAACCATTGAAACAACTTTATTTTCTATCGTGCCGTTATCATCTAAGGCCATTTCAAAGGCATCAGCACCGCTTGCAATCTTGGCATAATAAAAGTCTTGGAATACCTGCACACCTAAATTACTCACAACCAAATTAAGGTTATAAATCTTTGAAGCATCGCTATAGTCTAGCATTCTAAGAGGCGCACCACCTTGAACAGCTTGGTTCAAAACATTCCTTGGCGCGTCAAATCCATAACCTTGATTAACTGAGGGCTTTAGCCTGGAGGGAAAGCTTTCCATTATAGCTGCCTCTGAACTTTGCGAGTTCTATCTAGGTTTTTATTAAATGATGAATTAGGGCTTAGCACTTCGCTATTCAAAACCTCCTCAACAATTACCTTAACCCTGCCATCGCTCATCGTTTCAGACCTTGCCACTGAGTTAGGCGCGTTATTAATAACGGTAACATTAGCGCCACCACCACCGCCACCGTTGGCAATATCAAATAGATTTTTTTGTTGGCCGCGATTCAGTATCATTTCGCCACTGTTTACGTTAGCTGTAATATTATCGCCTGCAAAGCTACCGCCACCAATTACACCGCCATTGGCAAAGTTACCGCTATCATATGTTGTGCTTGATATGTTGCTTATTAGCCCTGATGTTGCTGCAACTGTTGAAGCTATTGCGGGTATGTTTGCGGGAAATCCTAAAGATGCAGATTTTGCAATACCTTGCTGTATAGCTATTACTGATTCAGCTATTGCGAAAGCTTTCGAGGCTGCAAACAATGCTTTGTAAGTCTTGCCTTGGTCTTTTCCGTATGTTTGCTGCAACTCTGCAAGGTTAGAGAATAAGCCCGATGTTGCGCTAAAAATCATTTGCTGATTCTGTATCTCAGCATCACGCCTTGCATCTATTCCGTTTAAGTATTCAAGGTTTAGCCTGTCCTGCTCATTATTGAAGTCTTTAGCTAGCTGGATTCTANAGGAAAATAAATCTTCTTCTATAGCCTTTTGCTTTTCAGCAGCGCTTTCTGCTGTGCCAGTTGATGGCGTAAAGGCTGAGCCACCGCCGAAAGTTGGAGCGGTTACGCTTGCGGCCTGCTCTTTTTTTAGTATCTCTAGCCTTTCGTTTAAAAGCTGATTCTCTGTCTTTAGTGCTCTAACCTCGTTTGACGATGCGTTTGATCTGCTTTTAGCTGAATTCTTTTCTAGCTGCTCAATCTCTAATAAATTTTCTGCTATCGTTTCTTGTACGGATTCAATCGAGCGCCTGTTTTCAGGATCTCTAAACTCATCAAAAAAGCTTGCAACTGCAGCCGTTGCCGTTGGTATCGACTGAGTGACAAAGTTAATAAATACAGCTAAATCAGGGGCGAATTGTGAAGTAAGAAAAGCTAATGCATTTGCGCCTGTGTCAGTTAATAAATTAAATTCTTTAGATAAATTTGTTAAGCCTTTCTGATCTGCTGCTGTGAGTGCTAAAGCAGCGTTAAGCTTATTATATTCACTGGTAAGCCTGTTAAGCTCTGCGCCCTCATTAGCCAGTAATGGGATAAGGTTTGTTGTATCGCTTGCGATTGATTCTAAGTAAAAGCTTTGTTGCTCAAGTGGTACGTTAGCAGCATCTAAAGCATTTTTTACGCGTCCTAATACTTGCGGCCCTGATAGGCCTTGTAACTCTTTAGCTGTTAGGCTTACTTGTGGTGCTACTTGTTCAAAGAAGTCCTTAAAACCACCGCCGCCAGTGGC